AAAGAAGGACACACCGTCGGCAGAGTCTGTTCGACCGCCTGCAGCGAAGAACTCTTTCTCAAGAGCATACTTCTTACGTTCCTCGGCCAGTGCAGCCTTGGCGGCAGCGGCTTCCTGTGCAGCTGCTTCTGCCTGCTTGCTGTACTTCAGCTCGATAGCCTCTTTGGCTTCGCCGAACTGAGCTTGCACGCGGGCTGCTTCTGCAGCTTCTGCCTGTAGCTTCGTGTACTCCTCTGGATTGATCTCAGCAAAGCGCTCAAGGTTTGCCTTGGTCTCTTTGAGATCACGCTCGTACTGCTTGCGTGCTTCACGCTCAGCCTTAAGAGCTTTAAGGAGGTTCTCTGCTTCCGAGCGAGGCATCATGTCGTCGCCTGCTGGAGCGGGTGAGGCATTAACTTCCGTCTCGGGAGTCATGTTCTCTTCAGCCATGTTGTAAAACAGGGATCACCCCTGTAAGAATGTTACGCAGGTAGTATGCCTATCACAGTCCTGCCCAGGTTGCTTGCGGGGTCGAGTCCGCGAAATTCTTGAACTCCCATACCCCATCAATCCTATAAATGACGCCCGTAGCATTGGTACTTGGCATGCCAAGTATCGGCGGCTCCGCAAAAAGGGTTGTTGGATTGGGGTTTTCATTGATGCCCAAGCCGCCCAGGTACTTACTGTAGCCTCCAGAGGCGGTTGAGTTGTCGACCGCTACAACAGTTGCTCGCCACTTATTGACGCCTGGGTTCGGCATACTCCAACATGTGTTAGGGAAGGTAGGAAAATCACAGTGATCCGCATCTAGCTCAAAGGCCGATGCGATCGTCGATTGCCATGCTCCTCCAATCATCATGTAGTCACCTTCATTGCTGACGTCGTACCAGGATGACGTATAAGAGGAAATAGTGTTATTCAGGCCGTCCGTCAGAGTCCCCGTCCAGCGGGCTTGCTCGTAGTCAGGAACAGGGTCGATGCAGTCGCATGTAGCCGCGTCAAAGGTTGTCCCAGGGGGACACGGCGCAGAGCAGCTGAAGGCACCACAGGCACCGTTAGAACACCTACACTTAGGGTCGCAATCTTTCATGTTGGCTGGGGTTGGGCACGCCATATCACTTCTCCCACTTTTTCAGAGGGCACAAGTTTTTCGGATCTCCACCCACCCAGGTCTTGGCCTCCATGAAGCAGCCACATTCGCTGCAACGCTTTGAGTCTTCGATGAAAGCAGGACAAGTTTTGCAGATGTCGTAACGCTGCTCACGGATCTCGGAGCTAACCTTGCCGTTGGTTAGGAATTGCCCAGCTGTTCTCACGAGGCCCTGAGCCATTTGGGTAGGTTTTGCCTTGACGCCCCTAACCTTGTTCACCATTGCCTGTGTCTTTTTAACCAGGTCGATGTTGCGCTCCTGTGGCCACGCTGATGCAGGTCCACTTGGATAAGCACCAGCTGACTTCAATTCTTCCCGCAGATCCATAGCGCCCGTAAAAGACTTGACTAGGATACCGATCAGGTCTTGGTCATGTACCTGTCGTTGCCAGTGTTATAATACAGCATTCCAGTCGTAAGGCCACCGCTTCCAGCTGCGGTATCGTCGGCATACTCAGGAATACCGAGAATGGACCGAAGCGCAGCAGCCGACTGGTCAAGTGCAAAGTAGCGGCCCTGCACGGAATCGTAGTACAGTTCTCCGCCAACAATGTTAGAGGTGCTGTAAAGCTCTTTTACATCTAATGACTCCCTTAATGTTTTAGCGTCAAGGGGAGTTGTCTGATACTCGCTGTCTGTGTCATTCCACATAACAACATCCTTGTCGGCCTTGGTTGCTGGAGCTGTAGTACCGTCCAAGCTGCCAGCGGCGTAGATGGTCATTGATCCAGACGTTGGCAATTGCGTATTGCCATTTCCTAGCGGCACACTGTAAATCGGATCAGAAAAAGCAACGCCACCGCTGGCGACTTGCGTTGTATAATAGACGTCGACTCCAGTAGGGGTTGTCCAGGCAAATGTAATAGTGTCGTTTGCGCTTAACGCACTAAGCTCGGTAGACCTGTCCACGCCACTTGAATCAAGTTTGTGGATAAGAACACGACCGCTGAATGAATCGTTAGGACCCGCAAAACCAGAGTTTGGATTGTAGCTGACCGTTCCAACGCCAGATCCGCCAACATTCCACCCAAATGGCGTAATTTCGTCCCTTACCCCGACATCGTTTAACGTATCGACAGTAGTAGGGCCACTGACGAGCGCAGTGGGTTTGAACTTATTGTCCGTATTGTCCCATGTCAAGATGTCGCCATCTGCGAGGGGTTCATAGGCCACAGAAGCCACTCCGTCACTGATGCCGAAAGTATCGCCAACCTGCGCCGCAAGAATGGCAGTTTTCAGATCGGGACAAGCAAGGAAGTAGGTTGGGTCTATACCACAAGGGAGACCAGTAAATACAGGCCCCGTTGTCACTGCAATCCAATCGCCACCATTCTTGTTGTAGTAGAGGACGTCATTTGCTAGTGCACTAATTTCGGAGGAACGAGTGGTGCCAAGGTTATCCTCAGTGGAAATGTTTATACCCTCGTCGCCGTTGTAGCTGCCTGGGCCGATTTTCCCTGACGTCATGCACGCGTTATTCGCCAGGGTTTGGACGTCCCAGTAAGCGCTCCAGGTGGGAGTTGTAGGATTCGGGACTTCCCTTAGCTGGTAGTCCCCCATGTCTTGTATGTCTAGAGACACAGCTCCCGTCTGGCCATTGACGCTGTCAACCGCACCACCGCTGATCTCCTTAATCGAATCGTCTGTGTGCTTGACGAACAGCTTACCGTCGGCAGTATTAACAGCAATCTCGGAAACTTCCAGATCCCCAGCCTGAGGAACCTCGCCAGCCGTACTACTCTTCTTCGGCTTGATACGAGCGTTGAGGTCTGCCATTCCAGCGAGTCAATCTTCGCTAGTATTCCTAGCCGCTGCCAAAGGTTCCGCCAGAAATGCCCGTGTAGCTCGTCTCCGCGTAGACCTTGACGGTGATCAGCGAGTCTACATTAGCGCCAGCTTGGTCCCTGACAGCTAAGTACATCGCATCGGTCGGATCGGTGTCATTATTGAAGTACATGGCCCCAGGCGTTGCAAGGATTGTTGTGCCAGCAGCAATATAGAACTCTGCCTGAACACCAGACCCAGGTGCTGGATCAGTGCCAAATGCTCTAGCGCTATCAGCGGTGCGATTCGCTGCAGAGCCGTAGAACACGACCCAAGCATTTAGGGAGGATGTTACCGTGCAGAACTGGCCAGTCTGACCCATCCCCGTCAAAGTGAGGGCGCCAGAGGAGGCAGTGCCGCTGTCAGTCACCCTGCTGGTACCAGTACCGCCAAAGCCCTGATGGGCGTAGGCTTTGATCGTAACCTGTGAGTTTACGTTAGCACCAGCTTGGTCTCTAACCGCCACGTACAGGGCGTCTGCGTCAGGATCGTCATTGTTGAAGTAGGTGGTGCCAGGCGATGCTAGAACAGTACCGCCAGCGGTAACGTAGAACTCCGCTAAAACGCCTGATCCAGGCGCTGGGTCGGTTCCATAGGCTCGGGCAGCATCGGCGGTGCGGTCGGCTGCAGTAGGGTATAGAACGATCCAGGCGTCAAGGCTTGAGGTTATGTCGACGAGAATGCCAGAGGCTCCTAGCCCCACAAAGGTGGCAGCGCCAGAAGCAGCGGTTTGAGTCTCGGATTTCTGGAGGATTGTGCCAGCGATGCTACCGCCACCACCAGCAGCGGCCACGTCGCCAGGCACCCAGGTAGTGCCGTTCCAAATCAGGGCCTGATCAGTGGTAGGCGGTGTCGTAGACGTATCGACATCGGTCAGGTCGTCGATGGAGGTACTAGGAGCAGTGCCATTGGACGCTGCCGTGATGCGGCCCTGTGCGTCAACCGTAATGTCGGCATTGGTGTAACTTCCAGGGGTGACAGCAGTGTTGTCCAAGTCGATTGTTATCGTGCCACTACTGGTAACAGGACCGCCAGTGGAGGTCAACCCAGTCCCACCCGCAACGTCAACGCTGGTTACCGTGCCAACCCCGCCACCACTCTGGTCGGCAGGTTCCCAGTTGCCGCTTGTAGAGTTATAAGCAAGGACCTGTCCGTCTGTGGCAGGCGTCGTCGACGTGTCTACGTCGGTCAGGTCGTCGAGCGAGGTAGCCCCACCACCGCTGGCTGGGAGGTCACCGATAGAGGTGCCTGTTTCAAGATCGCCGCCGTCAACGATTGAGCCTCCAACGGTCCCTATGGAGACATCGCCAGGTACCCACGTAGTGCCGTCCCAGATCAAAGCCTGGTCAAGAGAGGGTGGCGTCGTGGTCGTATCGACGTCAAGCAGATCGCCGAGGTTTAAGTTTTGGCCACCCGCACTGCCAATTGCTACGACATTACCAGAACTGTCTAACGTGTAGAGAGTAGCAGCGTTAGATTCAAGGCCGATGACAACTTCGCCTTGCGTGATCTGGTCTGTCCCGCCACTGCCGATAGCCGCTTCGATAGCGGCCTGGCTGTCCGTGGAGTTCTTCAGAACAATACGATCAGGAAAAACTGCCACGGACCAACAGAAGCTAGGCTAGGGTTCCTAGGAACTAGTTGATAGCGCAGCAGCGCACGGAGCTGATCTGCGAGCTGATAAGGACGGGAGTGAACGCTTCTGCTCCGAAGCACACAGAATCCTGGTAGCAAACCTTGCGGGTAATGCCTCCGTTACAGACCTCATCGTCATACAAATTGCTGTTGTATATGACCATTCGAGGCCTGGTCGGATTGCACGAACTGCAATTCTTTGGATCGCCGTTTGCTCCTTCAAAGCCGTATTGTATGGGGCCAACCGATCCGAAAGTTGACGTACTGCCACTTGAGCTCGTCTGGAAGACGTTCGAGTAGATAGAAACACAACGGAAACCTTCCTGGCAGCAGGTTTGCAAGTCTTCGCAAAGGGTTTGGCCTTCGGAGCAGATGCCGCACGTAGGGTCTGGTACGCACTTGCCCTCGCTATTGCATATCTGGCAGTCACCGCAATCGTTATCGCAATTGCAGTCGCATGGCTCGATTGGGTCAGGAGTCGGGTCTGGTGGGTCTGGTGGGTTGGAGCAGAGTTCGCTGCACTGCTGGTTCATTAGAGCCCTGCATCTACCAATGCAAGTTTCTGTGTAAAACTGTGTCCCAGTCTGAACTGGCTGACAGCAGGTTCGACCCAGCTCAATCCCGCAGTTGCATTTGAAATACACTGTACAACATTCTTGGCAACCTGCGCCCGTGTACTCACACGAACCATTTGCATTGCACTCTTCACACTCTCCACACGACCCACCGCAGTGACAGGGGGCGCCATTTTCCTTCGGGACACATTGATGCTCGCCCTCGAACAGCTCGCACTGGCTGCACTCGTCGCACTCGTCGTTAGACGAACACCCTCCAGCGCTTGTTCCATTTGCAGCACTGTAAGCGGCGCAAAACTCGTTACAAGTGGGAGGAGGTGGAGGGCACGGCCCGCAGTTGCAGGTAACGGCTAATCCTGCCCCAGTCCCCGAGTAGCGACAGCAGCGCTCCTCACTACAACATTCCTGCCCAGGATTAGGCGAACATCCTCCTGAGGTAGTTGTACAGCCACCACCACCGCCGCCACCGCAGCCTCCTCCGCCAGATCCCCCAGAGCCACAACTCCCAGGGTTTTGGTACCCGCCCTCTCCTCCAAGGTTGTCAGGCGGTTCACAGTACCCGTTGACGCATTTGAAACCAACAGGACAGGTCGTGCTGCTCGTGCATGGGTATTTGTTTCCGCCAATTACTCCTATATTTTGAACGCCAGCATAATTGCCAAATTGAAGGAATCTTTCCGCCTCTTCGATCGCCTTGTCACTATTCCAAAAGTTGTTGACTGACATGGAAACTTCGCGACCGACTAGGGTACCAAGTTGCTATAAAAACTGGCATTTGGGTCCCACTTCTGCCCAGTGTAAGAGTTGCTGTAGCTCGCCCCAGTAGCCACGGGTACCCAGGTCAACGCAGAATTTATAGTAACAACCACGTACATCAATACAAAGCCATTGTCTGCAGCCGCTGAATCCCTGTAAGCGAGCATCTGCCCCTCTCTAAGTGCAAGTTGACTCTCAGAGGTGAGGACGCCATCCTTGACGAGTATAGCAGAATTTGGGGGCACGGTATTCGTGTGCTTCAAAACTACAGTCTGAACCCTCTCCCTGGTATAGGTGGGGCCTGCATCAATGATCGGCTTATTGATGGCCATCAGACGGGGAGGTACCTAAGCCCTGATTTATCGATAACATAGAGTTCCACGAAACCTGTTGAGCCGTTATAGAAGCCAAGCAATTTGCCTGGAACTTCGGGCGTCTGAAGTACTGAATTTACATCAGGACGGGTGTAGACGATTTCGATGACGGAGTCGGTGTTTGTCTGGATGGACTGTGAACTCAGTGATGTCCTGTTGATGGCCATGATCAATACTTGCTGTAATAGACACCATTCGCAAAGCTTAGCTCTACCTCTGTGCCCGCTGGTATAGAAACAAAACCAAGGGGTTTTGTAGTGTACTGCTTGTCGTTGTAGGAGACAATTCCCTCACCGCGCTCTCCCAACTTTACCCACGAGCCCGTAACACTGCCATCAAAGTCGCCCTTAATGGCTGCACCTGTTGAGAGTCTCTCAAGGTCGAGAATCCTGTTGGTGTCGCTTAGGTTTATGAGTTCGTTGATCATACCGAGTAGTATCCAAACTGTTTGAGGTTCCAGTAGAAGGCGGCCTCGTTACCACCACCAAGAGACACCGCAGAGGAGGTCTGCGCTACTGAGAGGATGTTACCCCCTTCGGCATCAGTGTTCACCGTGGCAACACTGAAGACCAAGTCACCAGCACCCCCAGTAATCGCGCCGAGCCCAGCCAGGGTGCCATCCAGGATCGTGAGCGTATCGGACGCGGTATAGCCCTGCCCAGGGGTCACAATAGTCAGAAGGTAATCGGTGGTAGCAGCGCCCGAATTTTGGATTGTTAGATCAACAGTCAGCCCTCGTCCGCTGCCGCTTGTGGAGTCGATGGGGATGTTCGTATAGGTGCCATCAACGCCAGCTGAGGGAGCAGATGTGACGGCTCCAAGGGTGGAAGTATTCCCAGTGCTCCAGCACAGAGCTACGTGAGAGAAATCGATAGTAGTGCCACCTCCGTCGTGGGCAAAGACCGTTGCACGGGTAGTAAGAGCCACGCCGTCATCCGAGTAAGCGCTCACGTCGGAACCAGTATAAGAGATGATCTGCCTTTCATACCCGCCAGTACCAGGAGTTACCTCGAACCCCAGGAATGTCGCGTCGACAGTAGTCCCAGGGGTGTAGGTAGTTCCAGGAGCGTTAATCAAACGAGCCTCAAGGTATCGATCAGCAAAGCGATCCGTGACTTGCTTTGTCAGCTCCGCCGAGGAGATCTTAGCTGCGATAGCCATGTTGTTTCGCTAGAATCGGTTTAGGATTCCTATGCGAACAGGTCAGCGGTTACTACTGTTGCGCCCGCAACAACTAGAGAGCCAGTGTTATCAAGGGGAATACTACCATCACTGTTAGCTGCCAACAGGTCGCCAGCAGCAACCACGATGCCAGACACCCAGCAGGTTGTGGTCCAATTTGCCGTAACGTCTTGAGGCTTAGGCGGCGGAGCGCCAACTCCATCGGTGGAAGAAGTTCCAGCCAAGGCAGACAGCATGAAATGCACATCTACGTCAAAGGTATAAGTGCCGCCGTCGACATAAGTCTCTCCACTGACCCCTGGGAGGATTGGGGTGGTCGGCGGTGTGACTCCGCTACCCATGTCTGGGAGCGAGTTTCCGACTAGGTTGTCGGGCTTGGTCACCGTGCCGTCGGAAACACCAATCCAAACACCGTTGGTCACAAAGGCCGCAGAATTGACGTCAACGCCCCAAGATGTTGCGTCCATTCTCATTGCAAGGACTTTACCTTTCTTCTCGTCGTAGTAACGGAAAGGCATTCCAGGGAACCAGCTAGAGGCGACCTCGCTACGCAGCGACTCTCCGATCTGAAGGCCGAAGATGTCACCCTTGACAAAACGCGTAAGGTAGTTAGAGTACTCGGCGACCGCATCGTCGATCTCCTGCTGCGAATCGAACAGCAAGGGTACTGGAATCTGTTCTTCCAGGATGTAGGGACCAGACTCTTCTGGTGGGGTCGTAAACCTTCCAGTAAAGAGTCTGATTTTCTCGCTCAGCTGTGAGGTTGTAGTTGTGGCGCTATTCACGATGTCTGGAGCGACGTCGAGCGTTGAAATTGTAGCAGACTTGCGAACTTCTGTGGTTTTAACACCAGCCAAGGCGTCGATATTTTGACCGCCCTTGATTCCGACTCCCCGCGAGGTAAGGCTGACGTAGGTATCAGTAACTTGTATGTTTACGTTATCCTCAACACTGTAACGTGTATCCCGCCTTTGTTGGCGGTACATGTCCTGCAGGTTCCCAAGGGAGGAATCAAAGTCCTGAATCACTCCAGAATTGTTGCCAGCCCTCCAGTCAGTGGTCTGAGCTGCTGAAAGCACGGTGACGTAGGTGTCCTGAATTTGCCTTACCAGCTCGTTGGCGTTACCGTAATAGTTCGTGGTTTCTACGTAGGAAAGCAGGATTTCGTCCATCCCGTCATAGGGGCACCCTCCATTTGGCTGGCACGCCGTTCCCCACACCTGTCGACAATAAGCAAAGCTGTCTGCGAAGTATTGGTTGTTAGCCTCGATCCTGGGCCCACGCACTTCGGATCTGCTTGTGGAGACCTGGGCCCCTGGACCGTCATACCTGGTTTCTTGCTTGCTGACCCTGTAGGCGGGCAAGTAAAGTGGAGACTGGACGAGTTGATATCCTTCGTTACAGGACGGAGTTCCGTTGTCGCCAGGCTTTGATGGTGCATTTCCGCACGCCCCAGAGGCGCCAGAGGAAGCGCTGGTCGTCGCTGATCCTATGATGTTGCTAAGTGAGCCGTTCGGATTACTGGCAGTGGCGTCGCTGTTTTGTCTTACGAAGTTTACAATAGGATAATTGATGAAATAGTATGATTCCGTTGTCGTTATGTCAACCCGACCCTTGTTATCAACAGCAACACTGTCAGCAGGGACTTGGTAGGACAGAGAAATCTCATCGGGAATTGATCCGCTAGCGGCCATCGGTCTGACCGACTCGGCTGTCAACCCTAGGACAGACACCCACTGGCCTGGCGCTGTGCCACTATAGGTATCTCCATCGAAGAACACGCCAGTCTGCAGGTCTCCCTGGTTGTCCTGATACACGTATTTGCCTACAGATGCAAAGGCGGCGCAACAATTCTCATATCGCTGCTGAGCAATGTCGAGGGTGACTGGGGTGATTGCCTGTAGCTCACTGATTTCATCGGTAAGAGCCATCAAGCTTAGGCGGCACGCTATTTCTACGTCAAGGACTTCCTTTTCGACGTCATAAGTGGTTGATATCACATAGAGAAGTCCTCTGGGGTGACGTGCAGAAGAGCCTCCTGGTTCGGTTATCTCAAGAACAACAGGCAGGCCACGCTTGAAGTTGTTTCTGTCATAATCCTCAATCAGAGCCCCGCCTGGGCTTGTCCCAAGAGTGAGGCTGCCACTCGTTGAGATGCAACCATTCTTGTTTGCGGAAGCGTCTGAAACAGCCCAGCTGATCAGATTGTTGGTATAGTCAACTCCGCCGATTGTTAAGGAGGAGACGCGGGTAGAGTTAGAAAGGTATGCCATTTCAAATCTCCATCAAGCCAAAGGAGACCATGGTGTATTGAGGGCCCATGTAGGTATATGAAGGGGGCGTCGAAAACACGGCGCTAGCATTGACGGTAGCTCCGAAAGTTGTGTCCGTTACTCCGCAGGCGGCTGCAAGCCCCGCCGAACGGTCTTGGTCCCAGTCCGCGAACAGAGCGTCCAAGTTGGTAGCAACAGCATTAGGGACGATGGAAGAGATCGCCCACATGTACTTTTGTTTGTAGGCGGGTCCCTGTATCAGACTTGCCCCGTTCGCAGAGGAATCAAACGAGGCGCTGCTCTGATAGGTGCGGGGCATTGCATTATCCCCGAAATTGTCAAACACGATGCTGTAGACTGGAGATCCACCAGACGGCGTAAACGATAGTCCGATTTGCGCCATTGTCAAAAGCACCTGCTGGTGCTAGTTTGCCTAAGCAACTCCAGCAAGTTTCCTGTATTTCTCAATCGATTCCGACTCGTATCCAGTGATGTAACGATGTCTGCCAGTGCGGACTACCTCACGAAACTCTTCAGACACCTCTGCAAGGGCCTGGAAGACCGCATCGTAGTCCTTCATGAGTACTCCGATGGTTCCGTCATCTGCGGCGTCCGTAAGGGCCTTCTGGAGGGACAGATAGAGGTAGGCAAACAGGTTGCGAAGGTCCTCCTCTTCCATCTCCTCGTAGTGCAGCTCAGGAACAGAGGGACCATTCGCCTTAAACGCCTGATCCCTGTAAAGTTGTGCGGTCTGCTCGGGATCACCAACGAAGAACATAGCGGTAGTCAGTCTGCAGCAAGGGTTCCTATCGACCCAGGCGCCCGCGCTTGATTTTGTTCAGTTGAACCATCATGCTGTTGGCCGCTTGGACTGGGTTGCTTGCTTGGATCGTGACGCTGTTACTGATGTTATCGCCGCCGCTCATGCCAGCAAAGGCGCTAATTATCCTGCCCATGTTGAGGCTGTTACGTGCCGAAGATTCGGAGCCGCTAGTGCTGGCGCGATTGAGGTTCACGCCACCATTAGGAATGTCAAGCTGCTTTGTTAGGTGAGCGGGGATAACGGTACCAGTAGCAGGTGCTCTCCAGTTGCCGAAGGCAGGTGCATTGATCATGCTCAGCTTGCCGCTGGCGGACAGGAACGCTTCCTTACCAAGCTCGTTAACGGTGTAGGTACTGCCGCCAGACACGGGGCCACCAGAAGCGCGCTGCTCTGGACCGCCAGCATTAATTTTTGCCGCCTCTGCAGCGGCTCTTTGGTAAGCGGCTGCCAGATCGTTGACCCTACCGATTTGAGCATTCAGCGCGGCTATCGCGGCTTCTTTGTTCTCCTGGATCAGATCATACTCTTTTGACCTGGCCTCCTGGACAGATCTTGCCAGCTCTTTAACACCCTTGTCGATTGCTTTAATAGCATCCTCCTCTTTCTTGATTTGTTCGTCTATTGCTTTGATTGAGGCCTCACGCAGCTGTTTTTCGTTCTTCAGGCCTTCCTCTTTGTCTTTTTGTGCCTGTTTTTCTCGCTCATCGAGCTTCTCCATCTCCTTCTTCCTGTTCAGCCTGAGTTCCTCCATCTTTGCCCTGCGGTTCATCTGATCAAGAGCAGCCTGGGCCGTTAAGCGCTCTTTCTCGGAAAGGCTTTGGTTCGACGCCTTGGCCTCGAGTTCTTTGCGACGTAGTTCCTCCAGCCGCTTCTCGGCAAAAGTTCTCTGATTAAGGATACCCTCTTCTAGCTCATACCTTTCTTGCACCGCTTCGCGAATTTTATCAATCTCCTCTTTTTCTTTGTCGTAACGATCTTTGACGCGTTCAACCATGTCATCGTAGAACTCCTTCTCCTGTTCTTTCTGCTCTCTCAAGTCATCTATCTTCTCCTGGTGAGCTTCCTTCTCTACTTCAGACTTTTGCTTGATAACGTTAAGGATTTCATCCATTCTCTTAGTCTCAGACTTAAGGAGGTCGTCCAATTGCTTGGCTGTCTCCTCGCTAAGCTGTCCATTTTCCGCTAGTTCGGTATTGACATTAGAAATTGTGTCCTTTAGGAGGTTCAAGTCTAGGTTGTTTGTCTTGGTTATGTTGTTCATAAGTTTATCCATATCCATGTTCATCTCTTCCATCATCTTCCTTACTCCAGGGATATCCTTGAACAGGTTCATCAGACCAACGCCTGCGCCAAGGGGGTTGATGACTGAAGCAAGTTTCTGGATTCCAACCATTACTTTGTTGCTTCCGAACTGAGCTAAAATGACGAGAACGTTGTTAGCTGTTTCAGCCAAGGTGCTTAACGTATCTGACATGTCTTTCACGCTTGACATGAAATACTTGTTCTCGCTTGTGATCTTCAGTATCGCCTTAGACCAGTTTGCTTGCATTCTCCAGCTCATCCTGCTCAGAGAATCAAGGGAGCCAGTAATGTTGTCGAGAGACATAGTATTAAGGGCCTTGATCTTGTTCTGCATCTGAGCAAGCGTCATGTTGCCTTCTTGTCTGTAGGTGCTGAAGGCGACGTTGAGATCCTGCATCTCGGTCTTCAGCTTGTTGACCGCATCCTCAGACACCTTGATGAAGGCCTTGGTAAACATGCCCGCCGTAACGGCACCCTTTTTCATCTCCTCTTCAAGGGTGGTAAACCCTTTAACCGTAGCCTGGAGCTCTTTTTCTACCAGACTACGTAGTCCACCGTCAAGCTGCGAAATCTGTTTGGTAAGTTCCTCGCCCTGCAGCTTGCCTTTACCAATAACCTGAGCCAGGGCTTCCATATATCGCCCCGTCTGCTCAGAACTCAGACCCAGGGACACAACCCTGGCACTCATTGCGATGATCACGCTTTCCGCTTCCTCGAGACTTCCGCCAGCGGCAAGCACGGTTGGACCAAGCCGCTTCCATGCTGCGGCGACATCCTCGACCGCGACACCGTAAGTCAGGGCGGTTGCCTTGATTGACTTCATGACGCCTTCAAGCTGCATGCCATCGACTCCAGCTCCCTTCATGGCCAGGGCCAGGGCTTCCACTTGCATGGCCCTGTTGTCCATCGCCTCGAACAGCTGGCCCAAGCTTGACACTAGCGTGTTAATTCCCGTCGTCACGTAACTGGCCGCAACGTTCGCCAGGGCAAACTTTTGGGTAAGCCCACCGACTGCTGCGCCTGTTTGCTGTATCCTTGGAACGCTGCCGCCTATACCTCTAAGCCTATCCTGCATCCTTGCGATGGCTTTGGTCAGGTTTTTGTATGCTTGCGTGCCCTTCTTGGTTTCAGCCCGCATTTGCTGGAGCTTGGAAATGCTTTTTTGGACCTGACTGGGGAGCGACTTAAACGCACCCCTGCCCATGGCTTCTTTCAGCTTCTCGGCTGAATTGGCTGCCTTGCGTTTCGCAATACTTAGCTTGTCGAGTTTTCGGGTAAGTTCCTCAGCTCTTTTTTTATATAGATCTGTAGCCTTGCTGGCTCTTTCTACTTGCTCCGCACCTTCAAAGTTAACGCTAAGCTGAATTTCCTCTGTCTTGATCTCAGATTCAATTGACTCGTTGAATTTCTTACCGAAAAGCTTACCCGCTAATGCGCCTGCTTGTTCTGCGGCTCTGATGGCTCTAGTTGCGTCAACGCCAAACTGGATGTTAAGTTGATCAGACACTGCAGAATCCAAGCTACAGTTAGGCTCCCAAACAAAAAGGCCCCTTTCGGGGCCCAGTTATTGCATCTGGTTTGCTTGCAAGTATCGGGGTTGCAAGACTTAGACAACAGAAGTAACTTCCGCAGTAGCAACGCCAGGAGTTCCGCCAACCTCGGTGATGGTGATCGTGTCGCCGATGGTGTAGCCACTGCCAACAGCTGTGATGTTGAGAGCAGTGACGTTGCCAGAACCGTCGGTATCGACGGTACCAGTGGCGGAGGAGCCAGTACCACCAGAGATGGTAGCATCGGCTCCAGTCTGGGTAGCGGTGAATGGGGTCGTCGTGTTGAACGTCCCCACCTGTCCGATACCTCCAATCAGCTAAGCATCAAGCTCAAGCTGGTAAGCGCCGTAGCCAGTGATGGAGCATTCCCAAGACACGATCGAAGCCACTTCGTTGGACTCGGTGTAGCCCATCAGGGTGCCGTAGCCATAGATGGTTTCGATGGTGCCAGTGGGGCCTACACGGACCAGCTTCACGCGCAGGCTGTCAGCCACGGTGTTGGCTTCGGTAAGGCGCAGGATCTGGTAGCCAGTATCCTTGAAGTCAGCCACGCCAGCCAGGGAGATGCTGAAGCTCTTGGTGGTAGCAACAGCCTGGTTGAAGCCCTTGGTCTCGTCGTCGTAGGTGTAGATGTCC